TTATTTGTGAGTACATGTTCATCCGTGCAGCCTCGTTATAGATAATGTAGATGAAGGTATATTTGGAACAGGAGAAGACGCAGCGGTGGCATTAAGAAAACCATCTGTGCTGTCCACCATCCAATTTACTTCTAAGTAATCATTTGCCGCTACTGTAAAAATTTGAGTTCGCGACGTTACAAGAGTAGCGTTGTTCTGATGTAAAGCTGTAGTCATTGCGCTATTATTTATATCTGTGCCATTAACGCTAGGCCAAAAATAAAAATGAACAGTGCTTGCAGATGTAGAGGATATTTGCGCTGAAAACGCTATGACGTATTGCCCTGCTTCTCCAAACACAATTCTGCTTGCAGGACTTCCTAAAGTAATCCCAGAATTACTCGCCTCTGCTGTGTATGTAAGCTGATACTCTGTGTTTGGGCTTGCGGCTGTTATATCTGAATTAATATAAAAATCGCCATGCCCATCTTCTAAAACTATCTGCCTAAACTCGCCGTTTTTACTAACAACTGGGTAACCATTTACCCTATCATACAAAATAACACCATCTTCTGCAGCTACAGAACTAGCGTCTTTTGCATCTAGTTGATTAAGAGCGCTTGCAAGGTAACGTCTTAGATTCTCACCCCATTGCGATAGGTTTTGCGTAATTGGTGGGATAACCCTCATCTGCGCCCACCAGCTTTGGCATTTATTCTCATAATTCCAACACGCCAATCTGCACTTCTTGCACCCTCAACGCGCATCCTAACCTGTCTACCAGTAAAGCGAACATCTGTAGGGTTAGACATGGTAAATGGTCCATGCTCTGTCTCGCTTGCGTTTGGATGAAATCTTGTTTTAAACTTTGCCGTTACGTCACCTTGCGTTTTCTCATCAGGTATTAAGCTGGTTACACGCATTAGCCTGTCACCTGCACCTATCGCAATCGGGCCTGTTTCTGCAAATGGTGTGCCGCCACTATAACTATGACCGATCTCATGCTCAAAAACATCGCCATCAGCGTCAACCCATAGCGGCTCTCTAAACACGCCACTATCTACGCCAGATGTTCTATCTAGCTGACCTATTGTCCATATGTTTTCTACATAATCATAAACGACATAACGATCACATTCTATTGAGCCGCTGCTAGGGTAAAACCACCATATCTCATTCCATTGTGAATTTGGCACAGCAGCTATCTTGCTGCGCTGGTCATTGTTCATATCGCTAAATAAATAATCACCAACTTCGCATGGTATCTCTGTTACAGCACCACCTGAGTAAATAAAGAAGCTTCTGCGCCCCATCCAGATAACGCCAGCGTCAATAGAAGCTGCTGCTTTAGGTGCGATTAATCCGCAAGATGTACCAACACGCTCAAAGCCATATACAAAGGGTGGCCCTTGATATGTTGCGGAATGTGCGTCTTGATCCGTTAGAATAAGCGCTTGTCCTCTAGTTCTTAATCCAGCCAAGATTGTGCCGTTTGTCTGTAGCTCAATATCACCAGCTTGATTGGTCGCTGCTGCTGCCCATAGCGTATTATTTTCTCTATCAGAAAACTGAACTTTTCTAGGATTGCCCCCAGCACCTAGCGCAAACACAAATCTTTCTTCAGTTACCATCATGGCAGTATTGCTAGTTGGTGCATTAGCTAGCGCTGCAGCATCTGCGCCTGATCCTAGCTGCCATTCCAAAATTTTACCGTCATCTGGAGAGCAAGCTAGTAAATACTCACCCCAGTTATCTAATGACCAAGTTGTTGCTGTTTGGATAACACCAGTATCAGAACGTGGCGTGCCGTAATACTCATTACCATATGTGCCACCGCCAAAGCCTGCGTTGGTTGAAGCTGTAACTCTGCCAGAAGTAAATCCAGAAGTAGGCGTTATGTCATATATAGCATTGCCAGAAGTCATAACCTTTAGCGCGTCATGCATACCTGCAGCAACATACCGATTGCCTGAGTTATCTTCCCAAGCAAGCATCCCTCTTACTGCTCCGCTAAAATCTACTGTGCCACGCTCTTGCCAGCCACCGATAGGACGTAAAGCATCTTCATGCCATCTGACTAGGTTTGCGTCACGCCACCTGCCTTGAGCCATATACTCAGTGCCGTTGCGATACACTCCTTTTGGTATCTGTAGGGGTATTAAAGGCATCTACCATGTCTCCCCCATTAAGGTTTCGTAGGCCAATCGTCATCACCCAAGTTAGGCCAGTTGTCATGCCCTGTTATGTCTCGCAAGGCTTGGCGATACGTGGTCATCTCGCTAGACATTGTTACGTCTGACATGCCATGCCAATCTGTCTCTGCAAGCTTGCTGTCTCTGGTTGATCTGTTTGATGTAGCTGTAGTCGCATCTAACGTTGCCTGATAAGCTGCCTCATGCTCTGCCTTGGTGGTTGTAACACCATCCTCTGTTGTATCAGCAAACATGTCTTTAGCTACATACTTCTCAACCCAGTTGCCGTTGCTGTCTTGCTCAACGCCATCACGTACACTTGTTTGATATGCACTAGTTGTAGCGGCTGGGCTTGCCAGTACTGGGTCAATGTTCATTGCGTCACAGACATTACTGTTCCACACTTTTGGAAGAGACATATTTTTAAAGGCTGCTCTCCATTGCCCTTGCGTTTTAACTTCGCCTGTTGTTCTTTCTCTGTATTCACCCATTAGATTGATCCTTTCATATGAGTTTGATTGTTATCTTGATCACTCTATGCGATTGCGTAGAAGATGTAGTCACCAGTATCGTAGTTACTAGCTACAGTAAAACCTGAAGATAGAGGGTCTACAAAATCGTATACGGATTCTGCATCTGTGTCATTAAGTAAGAGATAGTTATCATTTCCAGAAACTATGCCTCTGACACTATCAAATACTCTCCAATCACTTGTGCTATCCGTTCTTTTTATAATTATAAACCTAGCCCCATTGCTAAATCCACAATCTACATTAGTTGCAGAACCATTTGTATGACTAAAGCTTCCCACCTTGCTCACACCTGCTACGGTAGCGAAAAGGTAGGCTATCATGTCATTACCACTACCATTAGTTTGTGAGCTAGTTCCTACCGAAAAAACACTAGAAGTTGGGGCAGTATCATTCCAACGGTTTGATCCTGTACTTTCTGCATTAGTTAAGTTTAAAAATACTTTATAATTTTCTGGGTTTGTCCCACCATTTAAACCCTTATGATACACACACCAATTTGCAGAAGCATCTCTATTTTTTGTCCATATCATTTCTGGTACGGCTGACAAGTTATGGCTTACGGTTCTATTGCTTCCTGTACCTGTGTAAGCAACCACATCGAAATACGAGGGTGCACGCTTCCACATCCATGTAATATTGTTTGCACTAATTTGATTTTGCTTAAAACCATTTGATATATCAAAGGAGAAACCATCATAATCGGCTTCAGCGTCAGTAGCATTTGGTTGCAAAAACTTAGCATCTCCAGTAAGTCTGCTCCCAAGATAGCCAGACGTACCGTTGCGCCCTTTTGTGAGAGCTACATCAACATTAAAACCAGTAGTTATTAAGTTATTAATTGTTGTTCCTGCATCAACATTAAAAACCTTAGTCGCATCAGTAGGTGCAGCTAGTGGGCCTCTGCGGATTGCCATGTATATGTAGGTGCCGCCAGAGGCGTTCCATCCACCAAAGTCATCCTCTAACTGAAATCCAGTTGCGGTTACTTTTAAAACTTCTGAAACAGTAGCTTCAGCACTACTTGAATTAGCATATAAATAAGTGTCATTACCGCCACTCGTCACTATACCTCTCATAGTGTCAAGCATATACCAGTTATCAGCACTATCTGTTCTTTTAATCATAAGAAACTGTGGCTCAAACCCAAGATCAATACTAGGTCTAGTAGAGGTATTACCAGTATAACTCCCACACTTGATAATATCTTGGTCACCATCAGGGCCGAACCCACCGTCACCGCTGTCATTGTGTGCGAATAGGTAGGCAACGTAGGTGCCGCCAGAGGCGTTGACACTATTGTTGTCTCCCACTGTAAAGTGAGTGCTTGTTGGATAAGTTAAATTCCATAGACTTGCATTTGCAGTAAAGGCAGCACCAGTTTCATTTAGTATTGCGCCCTGTGGATTACCTGATTTTGAAAATCCATGATGATAATTAAACCAACTACCAGTAGTATCTGTTCTTTTGATTAACAGCCAACCAACAGTAGTGCCAAGGTTGTGACTAATAGTCTGAGCAGAACCATTTCCAGTATACGTCACAACATCAAAAAACTTTTTGGCTTTGCGAAATGTCCAAGAGGTGTAAGTGTTGCTGTAATATGTGCCATTCCAACTATCGGCCTGTGTGTTTATTGTAAAACCATTAGAGTTAAAAGTTAGCGGTGCAGAAACTGGAGTTTCCTGTGCTGATTCTTCATTTGATTGAAGATACTTTCCGCCTCCTCTGGCAGTGTCAAATAAAGCATGATTAGAAGAGGAAAAGTTTCTTGCTTTTATCCACGTTAAGCCACCTTCTCCACTTAAATCAATACCATTATTAATTGTTAAGGAAGAGCTTGTACCATCATACAAAAACGTGCTGAACACCTCGTCTACATCAAGACCTGCACCACCTGCACTAGAGGCCGCTGCCGCTACTATTTTACTTACTGACATGCCGCTATCCCATCGCCTGACCTAGAGTAAA